AGAAACACCACCCATCACACTAACGCTGTCACTGGTCAGCACACCGGCAGCAATATCCGAGTCGATCATGCTCTGCCCGATAAAATGGCGCATGATATCGATGAGCTGGCGCGCATCCTCTTTGTTCGCGTGAAACACATAGGGCAGCACAACTCCCACCGCCGCGACGCTGCCATCCTCACAGCCAAAACACAGCCTGGCGCTCCCCACTACAGGCCGAGAGGTGTCCAGCTCAATGTCGAAGCTGGAAAACGCCTCACCAGGCATTGTGATGTGCGTTGCGCGCATATTGACGTAACGTGTCATGTTGGCGAAGGCAGTGCTAATGTGCGCCGCTATTGCCCCAAAGAGCGCATTCTCTGTGATGTTCAGGCCATCAGTTTCAGGGATAACCACAAAACCTGGCCCTGTGTGCGGAAGGTATCCACCTTCCGCGAATGGGTTGATGAGGATGGGGGCTGTGCTTCCTGACGGCAGCTCATCAAGATTTGGCATCACCGGCGTTCGCGACAGCAGATCTACCAGTGCCGAGAACTGCTCTTCACTGATATTGCTGTTTTGCCAGCAAAGCCCCAGCGGCCTGTTTATCGCGGTGTGGCTGTTTATCAGCTTAATTGACTGCATCACAGCGAACATTTGCAGGAACTGCGAGCGGCTAAGATTAAACGACATAGCTGCGCCCCTCTTTCACTTCGACAGTAATGGTTTCCCGGAACCAAGACTTCATCTCTTTGTGCGAGATAATCATGACTGTGCCGCGCTCACGCGCTTTGGACTCCAGAATCCCCATGAGACGCTCCAGCCCCGCTGTATCGAGCGCGTCGTCGATCTCGTCACCGATAAACAGCTCTATGCTCTTGCTCGCGCGACTGGCAACCAGATCTTGCAGAGCCAGCGAGCACGCAATGCGCACCTTACGCTTTTCACCACCTGATAGTGTCTGGAAGGATTTGCTGGAACCTGTTTTCGTCACGCTGATATTGAACTTGTCGCGATATTCACCTTTCTTGGTTGTCTCCATCGTCGACCATTCCGCCACGATATTGCCGTCTGAAAGCGTGTTGAGGTATTCCGCCGTCCTGACGTTCAGGAAAGGCGTGACAGAGGTCAGGATATGAGAGCGAACGCCAGCTGGTGAGTAAACCTGGCGAGCTTTCTCTAACAGCAAAGCCTGCTCCTGAATATTATTTAACTCAGTTTTAAGTACTGCATAATTAGATTTATTGGCAGCCAGGTTCTCTTCATGGCGTTTAATGACAGCGGTGAATGGGTTAGCTTCGGCGATAATGCGATTAACCTCATTGCGCGCTCTCGCGACCAGCGCCTCAACAGCCGACAGTTCGCGTTCGCGATGGCGTAATGCACTCAGCTCATTTGTCAGTCGTTCGAGTTTGGCAATGATGGCAGACACGTCGGGGGTTGCTGCGACAAGAGCAGATTCGATTCCGAGCGCCTTTTCAAGACGCGCTTTGTGTTGAGCCACTGCCGTTGCAAATGCCTGCGCCTGGCTGATCTCATTGCGAGCCTGTTCAATTAACCCCTCCTTCACGGTTGATAAATCTTCTTCGCAGTAAGGTTTGCCACACGTAGAGCAGGGCGCTCCAACTTTGGTGTTAACCTCCTCCGCTTTGGTTTTAAATGCACGAGCACGACTCATGGCGTCATTTTGTCCGGCCTCTGCTGTGCGGATATTGGCGCGGATCTCAGTGACAGCGCCACGCACCTTCAGTAGCTTCGCATCATGCTCTTCTTTAGAGGCCAGCTTCTCTCGTTCGGTGGCGATAGCGTTTTCTGTATCGCGAATTTGCTCTGGCAGCGTGCGCATTTCCATTACGACCTCGGCCAGCGTGACTTCCGCACCGGCCAAGTCGACGCGAGCCTTATCCAGACGCTCGCCACGCTCACGCTCCCAGCTTTCAGATGAGGTTTTGGCAGATTCAATTTCCGCCTGCGCCGTCTCAATAAGCGTGAGACAGGCATCCATTTTGGATTTGGTGACGTCCATGCGCGCTGCGGCCGCGTTGGCACGTTCGCGAGCGATGGCGTAGGCCCGAGTCAGGCGGTCGACACCAGCGGCTTCCTCCACGATGGTTTTGAGGTTTTTATCGGACATGCCTGGCAGATCTGGCATGGCTTCCTGACTGGCGTATATGGAAGCCATGAAGACCTCTTTTGACGCACCAATCAGGCGCTCTACAAACTCCTGCGTCAGCGTATCCTTGCCTTTGGTCATGTCGCCGTCTTCACCACGCACGATCAGCCGGTTTTTGAACTCTTTGTGCTTGCGATGGCGAATGATGGCGTAACGCTTACCCTCATCTTCGATTGTTACCATGACACGACAGTTTTTCTCATGCCCCGTAGACAGCACATCGTCACCCTTTACCCCATGCGCTGTTTCGCCATAAAGACACCACATTAAGCTGTTCATCAGGGTCGATTTGCCCGCGCCATTGCTGGCTGCGGAAGAGTCGCCACTGTTGATGCCCTGGATGAGCACCAGCCCGCGCTGATCCAGTTCGACTTCGGCGCTGGCCAGCGCCATAAAATTCTCAACGGTGAGCTTTAAAAATTTCATTTAACGCCTCTGATCTTATGCGTCAGTTTTTGACCTTTTCGTAATCTGAACTCTGTATGAGCCGGAAAAGACTGGCGCTTCAACACGCCTTGTTCTGTCAGTCTTCCCAGATAAAACGCCAGGGGATTCCCGCCAGATGGGTAGGGCTTGTGAATCATCACGGTATGCCCACGAGCAAGCCTCTTTATTGCGCTCGCATACTCGTAAAGGCTCGCAGAACCGGCCGCCATCACACTGCCTCCGCACTCTCTGCTTCGGTCAGGATTTCCTGACACAACATGTCCAGCTTGCTCAGGTCGAAGCCGCCGTCTGTGTCGTGGACGATCTTGCAGTAGGCCGCAACGGACTCGCCCAGGCTGTCAATCTTGCTGGTCTCTGCGGTGCTGGCAGTGCCTCCCATCATTGAGGCCTTGCGGATGAAGTTGCAGACGACGCCTTTGGCTCCCATCGTTTTAAGGACGTTCTGGATTTTGATGCCTTCTTCATCACTTTCGACGATGGCGCGAAAGCGCACGTAGTTGCCGCGGATCAGCGAATCGTCGACGTCGTCTTCCAGGTTCACGAACTTGGGCGCCGAGGTTTCGTGGTGGGTGAAAGTGCCGTCTGGGTTCACGATCATGAAACCGGCCAGCGACCCCACATCTCCCCAATTCTGATGTGTCAGAGCGCCGATGCTCACCACACCCGGCAGCACTTCTTTGTGATTGTGGTAATGGCCAGACAGGAGCAGGCGGAAGCCAATGTCTTTCAGCTCCTGCGCATCGATACCCACATCAGGCATCGTTGGGATCGCTTTGTTGATCGAGGTATGAACTACAACGTCATGCTTGTCGCCAGACAGCCCGGAACGCAGTGTTTTGAGGTCGCTGATAAGCTCCGCGTGGTTGTTGCGCCAGCTCATCATATGAACGGTAACGTCACCCATTTTGATGGAGTGGGCACGCTTGCCGCAGACGATCTCCACACCAATCGAGCGCAACGACGCCGCAGCGTTGGCGCTGTAGACAGAGTCGTTAGTTTCGAGGTCGTGGTTCCCGGCCAGCATAGCCACTTCAAGGCCAAGCTCTTTGATGATCCTCTCGTAGGTTTCTGTGACAAAGTGCAGAACGGAAGGTGATACTGCGCCTCGTACATGGAACGTGTCGCCAGCCACCAGCATGTACTGGCATCCTGCCGCTTTCATGGCTCTCGCCGCTTCTTTGGTTGCGTCGAGTTGAATCTCCAGTCTGGAGTTCAGACCGTCAGAGTTAGTTGTCGCAAAAGCATCCCAACGATGATAATGGGGATCTGAAATTACCCCGTATGGAACAGTCATGTGTCTTTTCCTTTGTGGTTGTTTTGATACAAATTCTAAGCGTGCTTGAGAGGCGAACAATCTGGTCAGCACGGCACATAAGGAAATGTATAGGCGCATGATTATCGCAAAATATATAAGTAATTACATACCTATTTTTTGTCTCATTAAACGCCCTTTGTGGGGCGTCGTATTTATCTGGGATCGCGAAGCAGAATCTGGGTGCCTGAGGGAAGGGTTTCGTAGAGGGTAAAGCCACGTCGTTTCAGCATCTCTGCCATCTGAGATGAGTTCTCATAGCATCTGGCCATCAAAGGTTGGTGTGGGTTGGATTCAAGCATATCAGTTAAGAGTGTTGAACCGAGACCTTTGCCACGCAGTTCCTTGATAATGCTTATTGCTCGAAGCTCCAGCCGCGGTGAGCCTTGTGGATCGAGAGCGGCACAGAACCAGATAAGACCAACTCTTCGGTCATCCTTAGCTCGCATAAGGATATATATATAATTCCCTGAGTAATCGCCCTGTTCACTCGCATTCAGAAGCTTTCGGATTTGCATCTCAAAGTATTGACCATTAAGTATGTCTTTATGGAAATGTCCGTTACGTGCACCTTCTTCGCATTCACGAATGATAAAAGGGATATCTCCCTGCGAAGCCACTCTTGAATAAAATTCACTCATGGATAGCTCTCTAAAGCTCTCAACGCTTTTTTGGAGCGCTGCATAGTAAACTCGTGTCAAACCACAACTATATACTCAAATCGTCTCATAGGGCTTCTGACGCGCTATGTTAATATCGATCACCCCTGCTTTTGGACGTGGGTCAACGAGATATAGCTCTTCCTCGCTGTGATATTCGGTGTCGAACTCCCGGTCGAGGTGCTTGACGTAAATGGCCGTCAGCAGGCTGTCGTCTTTGAGAAAGTGTCCGTAAGATTTGCGGATAACTTCGCTCACCTTCTCGATCTTCTCTCCGCCCATACACAGATGGTTAAACCGGCTGTGTTTACGCAGCATCTCATCCACCGGCCCGGAATAGACCTTGTCCACTTTGCCAAACCGGATGATCTTTCCAGTATCAGCCTCCACCAGACAAACAAGCTTTCCAGGTTCGACGCGATCTCGCCATGTCACGCCAGAGCGCAGCGTGTTGAAGTAGGGCGCGTCTAATCCGATGATCGGTTTGCGAAATGCCAGCAGAGGGACGTATCTGATGCAGCTATTCAGGTGAAAGTGGGCGCCTGCGTCATGTAGTTTTATGCGCGCTTCGTTAATCGGACATTTGGAAGCAATGCCACACAGTTCACAGAGGAGCTTCTGCTTGTTCAGGTTGGTATTTGACTCAATGGTGTAGGAGCCATCCTCAAGGCGGCGTACCCAGCGTGTGCGTTTTAGATCCATATTCTTAATTCACGTTATTGTTGCTCGCCGCAAACATAGCGCATGAGGTACGGCAATGTTCGCAAACGCCTGTTTTAGTTATTCACATTATCCACAGGGTAGATCCTATTAGTTAGATCCCGTATAGATCCCTATATAGATCAAAAGAGATCCCCGATCCTCGCAGGCCGCGCCACGTCTGGCCTCACGGGGTATTCGCGTATGCTGTCAGCGGTAAAAGGTATGCTGTCAGCGGTAAGCGATATGCTGCCATCTGTTTTTGGTATGCTGCCAACGGCAAATAACGTATGCTGTCAGCGGTTGGAAGCGGAAAGGTGTCAACATGCCCACTCGAAACAAAAAAGAAACCAAAAACAATGCCTTAGACGACAGTATAGATAATTTTGAAGAAGAATCCCTCGAACTATACACAGGCGATCTTGTTCCAAACAGCAACAATACTGTACAGCCTATAGCGTTGATGAGACTTGGTTTGTTCGTGCCCACGCTAAAGGGAACAAAGAACAGCAAGCGGAACAGACCTAATGAGATCGACGCCTCAAAAGAACTGGTTCAGCTGGAGGTTGCTCGTTCAGAGGGGTATTCCGACATCAAGATAACAGGTCCACGCCTGGATATGGATCACGATTTTAAAACGTGGGTCGGCGTCGTGCGCTCTCTGGCCGAGTACGGGGAGCCGAGTGGCCGCGTCGAGTTGAGCATTACCAAGTTCGCCAAATTCTGCGGCTATCCGTCGTCGCAGATCCGCAAGACGCTGCGTGACAGGCTCACCAACAGCCTCTTGAAGATCATGCGCACCACGCTCTCTTTCCAGCGCACGTATGAAGAAAAGAACGTCGACGGCTCGAACAAAATCTCGCTCCTGATGGTTCACCTGGTGAACAGCGTCGATTACAACGAGCAAAAAGACTCCATCATCTTTCATGCAGAGCCGAAGCTGGCCGAACTCTATCGCTTCGACCACAAAGTGCTGCTCCAGCTAAAAGTCATTAACAAGCTGCCGCGCAAAGAGACCGCCCAGGCGCTGTATACGTTCATCGAAAGTCTTCCAGCCAAACCGGCACCAGTATCGCTGGCAAGGCTTCGAGCCAGACTAAATTTGAGTAGTCGTAACGTCAGCTCGCAGAATCAGACCATCCGCAACGGCTTAAAAACGCTGGAGGAATTGGGCTATCTCGAATACAGCGAGATTAAGCGTGGCCGCTCGATTTATATTCAGATCCACAGCCGCAATCCCAAGCTCAAAGCCTCTTCGGTCAAAGAGGAAGTGCCTGCACTTCCGGATAAGCCGGTCGAGAACACGTCTTCTGGTGTCGATGCAAAACAAAACCTCGTGAACAAAATCACCGAGTTATCGCAGAACCTGACGCCCGAAAACATCAAGCTGATCGAGATTCTCTCCAACAGCCTGAAACTCCTTTGATATGCTGTCAGCGGTAAAATGTATGCTATCAGCGGTACAAGATATGCTGTCAGCGGTATTTTTCACATAAAGTATGCTGTCAGCGGCAAAAAGGTATGCTGTGAGCGGTAATTTTTAGAAAATGTATGATATCAGCGGGCGATTTTGCTCATTAGCCCGCCGTTATCTGGTCTGCGCGCCTCGTCGATCCCATTTCCCGCGACAACTTCCCCAGTGGTCACTAACCCCGCAAGCCGCATAAAATAAGGGTTTGCACTCACTAACTTGATTGGTTTTCTCGTCCTGACAGAGCGTCCACAGAGGCGAAAAACGCCGATATGCTGCCAGCGGTATGAGGTGATGTTTGGATATGCTGTGAGCGGTAAACCTTGTCTTGTGGTCATAACGTATGCTGTCAGCGGTAAATTGAGCGACTGAAAGATATGCTGTCAGCGGTAAAAAGGGGGCGAATTTAGACAAACGTATGCTGTCAGCGGTAGGCGCTATTGTGTTGGTACTACGGCAAGATAACCACTATGGGAAGTGGTTCTTCCCATAGTGGATAATGGATCAGATGATTTTCTTCAGCAGCCCCCAGAGGGTTTGTGCTGTGGATGTGAGCTTTCCGCTTTCCGGATCGTACATGCGCCATTCGCGACGCTGGTGGACTATAAAGCCGTCTTCACGCTCCAGGCGCTCCATCACATCAGACTTCCTGAATCCTTTAGCACGCCAGTAGCCGCTCGTTTTTTCGATTTCCAGACCTGCCAGTGTCATTGCCATTAGCCAACCTCCTTACAGTCATCGAAAAGGTAGCTGGCGTTCTTTGCATGAACGCCGTAGTTATCATCTGATTTGTTGTAAATGAGTTTGTCCTCACCGACGCCAGTTAGTTTATTGTCGCGTCTTGTAAGATAAGGAGAGGACAAAACCAGGTCATCGCGAACGATGTAAAATTGCTCACCGCTATCCACTACCATTGCTCCGTAGGGCGCTTTTACAATATTTGTCACTGTGCCATTTTTTGTTTCGGCCACGGACATCTCGCACTCATAAATGCTAGTGTCGGCACGAATGGAATGGGATAAGAGCAAGGCAGCCAGAGCAAGCCGTGTTTTCATGCTGCCACTCCACTGATTACATCAAGCGCTGAGTCAAAGGCAAGCATGATCGCCAGCATGTTAACCACCGTGCCATTGACGGGGGCTAATGCCTTTCTGATAGCTCCGGTGAAAAGGCAGTCGAGTAAAAAAGAGACCGACACGATAAGTAGCAGGGTGTTTGCTAAATTGCTCATAATAGGTAAATGCTAACTTATGAAAATGAATCTGTAAATATTAGTCGAACGTGCTGATGCCTAATATGCGCTCAAGATGGGCTGCATCTTCATCGCTTATGACTCTTGTCTCATCGATGTACCAGCAGCAGCCGTCGTGCCAGCAAATCCCATCTTCATCCACAAACACAGTTTCCGCTGACTGGCCGGTATATTCGACAAGGTTTCGCTGTATAGCTGCCTGAACCTCATCATCGTTTAAATTTTCGCACCTAACCATAAACAAAGGATAAACGTCATAGTCAGTACTGGCTGAGATGCGAACCAAAATTCTCATGTGCTCCTCCTTATTGGTAAGTGGTTATCTATTTTAACGTGCGCCATGCGGCGCACAACATCCTGTTCAGGTTGGTTGAAAGAACTTCTCCAGCGTGCGGTCAATGGCCTCATCGATGTGCATCAGGTGCCAGACAACCATGTCTTTGCTGCCCAGCGAGCGGCTGAAGAGCACGTCTGTTTTGCGCCAGGCGGCGTGAAACCAGTACGGGGTGTCGTCTACCGGCAGCTCGTCGCCAGCTTCTTTAAAGTACTTAAGCAACATCGCCTGCTCCGCTGTAGGAGTCGGGCCAATCTCTTCTGCATACATTCGAATAAATCGTTGCCAGTCAGCTTCATCTTCCTCTGGCTCCGGCGCATTCATTTCCGCTATCGCCTCTCTTAACTGACACGCCCAATCTGGCTGCGGATAACCCTCTGCAATCTCTTTATCAACCACGTCCAGCGCAGCGTTTGCCGCGATATACAGCTTTTTCACGTTCTTCATTGTTTGTGTCCTGATTTACAGCTGGTCGCCACTGGTGGCGTTGCACTGTCACTTTTATCTATTGGATTAGAAAACAAATTGTTTTCTTAATGGTGATAATAATGAAAATAAAAAGGCGTCCAATGGACGCCCTTTGTTTACTCAACTTCTTCTTCGATTTCTGGTGCCGTTTCTTTGGCACGTCTTTCGTCAATCGCTTGCAGCGCTGCGATGATCTCCGAAAGGGACTTCTCGCGGTACATTTCGACGATCTGTGATTTGGTGAACTTCTTGTCGCCAATCTCTACTCGGCCGCTGGCGTTCTTTGGCAGGTATCCTTCTTCCAGCATGTACTCAACCAAAGACTCGATGACGTCGAGACCGCGGATTGGGTCGAAGTAAAACTTCCATGAGCATTTGCCGTATGGCGTCGCCACTTTGTTTTTGATGCACTCGGCGCCCACGTCTTGCCCAATCTTGTCTTTGCCGTCCTTCATGACAGATGCACCCAGACGGATGCGCACTGACGCGTAAAACTTTGGAGAGTCGCCGCCCGGAGACGTTGTCGGATCGCCAAACATCACGCCAATCTTTGTACGCACCTGATTCAAGAAAATGATGCAGGCGTTATATTTCCTCGCCCAGAGCGCCAGAGTAGGGAAGTTCGCACTCGTCGCGCGCGCCAACGCCGTATTGTCGTTCATATTCAGCTGGTCTTTGTCCTTCGCGGTGCCATCCGCCATCTTGTCGAACTTCTCGGCTTTGGAGTTCGGCACCATAGACGCCAGCGAGTCGGCCACGATACAAATTGGCGCGTCTTCCGGAATTAGCTCTTCATCGCGCACCAGCTTGAGGATGGTGCCAATAAGCTCAACCGAATCTTCGAAGGTGTCAGGCTGTTTGTAGACCCACTGGCCGTCATCTTCATCTGCGTTCAGGCCGTTAGCCACTGCCAGGCCAACGTCAAAACTGTTTTCGTGGTCGAGGAATACGGCCAGACCATTTTGCTTCTGGGCAGATATCATCGCCGCCGTGGCTAAGAAGGTTTTTCCTGCACTCGGAGGCCCAAATACCTCAACTATGCGCCCACATGGGAAGCCGCCGTCGAAACGTCCGGAGATCGCTTTATTCAGCGGCGGGTAGCCACTGTCAATCCAGTGCGTGACCTTCTGAATTTCGTCGTTGCTGCCAATTTTCTTTTTCAGTGCCAGCGCAAGAGCGGATTTTCCTTTAGCCATGATCAGATTCCTTTAGTTTCGTTAATACGCTTCGAAGCAGCGGCTTCGTCAAAATTGATTAAGTCGTGGTTGAGGTGCTTTGCGATACGAGCAAGGATTTTCACAACCTGCTCACTCAACAACGCATACTCACGTTCAGTAGCAGAAATACCGGCAGTACCCAGAATGCTGCGCAGCGCTACAACAGCGTGCTCGCCGTGGCAAAACACGATCTCTTTAGCCAGCATGGTTGGGGTGGTAGCGCCACCGTTGATAATGGATTTCAGCATCAGCAGTACCTTTCAAATGGCAGGATGAACACGTCCAGGTCTTCCAGAAACGAACGGAAGTTCAGTTCGTAGCAAAGCTGTTCGAACGCCTTAACATCACGCGCGCCTTTAATGGACTCGATTTCGCTGGGCGGAAATTTCGTTTCGATGAGGTTCATCAGAGTCATGTTGCGTTTGAACGCCTCCAGCATTCGGCAACCCGTCTTTTCGTTAAACGCGTTCTTTGCCAGCTTGTTGAATGCGGTCTTGTAGCGGCCTTTGTCGATGACGATGGAGCCGTCATTGATGCCGCGTACCATTGCGGCCACGCTTCCCCATTCATGCAGCAACTCTTTAGCGCCGCCGTCGCCAATGCCACCGACACCCTTGATGTTGTCCGATGTGTCACCCTGTAACGCTTTCGCTTCCAGAAATGCGCGAGGCGTTGGCAGACCGGTTAGCTCTGCGAATTGTTCGAAGTTCACCTGTTTGTGTTTGGCGTCTTCACGAAGGCTTACCCAGCTCACGTTTTCGCGCACCAGCTGGAGCCAGTCGCCATCACCTGTCAGTAAGTAGATGTGGTCGACAGTGGGCTGCCGAGCCAGGCGCGAGACCAGCATTCCTGCCAGGTCATCCGCTTCTGCGTCTTTCGCAACGAGCTGGTTAACGCCCAGCGCGGTCATCATTTTCATGATGTAAGGCTTCTGGAGAGCGAAGCCCTCTTTCATCTTCTTCATATCCGGATCGTCATCGCGGTTCGCTTTGTATTCCGGATAAAAATCACGACGCTTGTCGCTAAAGCCATCCCACAGAATCATCGGTCTGGCATGTAGGATGGATGCGTAACGACGAACGTTTTTCACGAAGCCAAACGCTGCCTGAACTTCCATTTCGCCGTTGTGCAACTTGTCTGATTGTTGGTGGTAATAGCCGAGGCTGTTACCGTCCACGAAGAGATAATTCACCGGTACACTCCTTCCAAAAAGTAAGGCGTCCGTAGACGCCTTACTGGTTACGAGATGGGATTACAGAGCGTCCAGTTCAGCCAGCAGGTCATCGAGACCTTCTTCGGCCGGAGCAGCAGTGGCGGAAGCAGTCGGTTCGCTCACTGCTTCTGGTGCCTTAACCGCTTCGGGTTCTGGCTTAAACTCAGCTTCCGCGGCACGCAGAATTTCTTCATCAACCAGGCTGGAGGATTCCGGTGCTGGGGTGTGTGCTGTAGCGACAGCAGCGGCGCCTTCCGTATGGCCAGTGATGGAGCCGAAACCCGGCAGGGCGGCGGCAGCGGATTTGGCAGAAGACGAAATCGCCGGCGCAGACATGGTGGCAGCTGGCGCTGCGATGCCAATCAGGCGACCCATCGTGCGCGCGGTAGAGAGCAGACGGGTCTCGTCGGCCTGGTTCGCGTATGCGATCAGATCGTGCTGGGTAGTCCAGAGCTTCTCAGCGATGTCGCCTTTGTAGACTTTGCGCTTCGGCGATACGTCATATTTGGTATCACGACCAGAGCCGGTGCGCTTAATCAGGAACGCGTAGCCTTCTTCCTTGCTCAGCGGGTTGCCGATGTCGTCTGCAATGTCTTCGGACATGACTTTGCAGATGTCATCGAAGACGGTGGACGGCAGCTCGATCAGCTGGCATTTCTCTGCATCGCCAAAGTCTTCGCGGGCAGACAGTACACCATTCACCAGATAACGCGGGGTAGCACGCATGGAGTTAATGCGCTCTTCCATCGCCTTGTTGCCTTTGTGGCGAGCACGACCTTCCATCACCATCTCACACAGCTGGCAAGCGCGGCCGTGGGTGTGCTGTTCGCAGACATAAGCAGTGGTAACTTCTTTGCCTTCCTCATTCTGATGCTTAACGTAGTGCATACCGAAAGTCTGGAAGAACACCCCGTTCGGGTCATCCTTGTTCGGAAAAATGCGCAGAAAGTTGTTACCGTCTTTCAGACGGGTCAGGTCAACGTTATTGCCACGTTTAGAAGCAATATCGCCACGAGTCTTGTTAAGCAGATCAAGTAATGACTTAGACATGTATTTCTCCTTGTTGTTTATGTGGCCATTGGCGCTGTGCGCTTTGGGCGTTCGTTTGTTCGTGGCTCTTTCGAGCGAGATGAATGATAGATCAGTACTTACTTACGATCTAGCACAAATTAACGGGGAGAGTGGAAGCGTTCGGCACCCAGCCGCTCAATTTCCATGATGGCCATTTTCGATGCCTGGACGATCATGTCACGGCGGTGTGAAAAGGCGGCCACAGCGTGCTTATAAAGGTCTGCTTTATACCGCGCATCATCCAGTTTCTGACGTTTGGAAAGATACTGTGGGTTGGTTCTGACCTTCGCCTCCAGCACGGACTCATTAAACTTAATGCCGTTCATGCTCAGGTTCTTACGCTCGTTGTCGTAAATCTTTGCCTCAATAGCGTCCAGTGACAGCTTCGCATCAGCTACCTCTCGCTCTGCCTGGGCGAGTCTGGAGCCGTACTCCATTAAAAGGCGTGGTTGCTGACGCCAGACGTCTTCAAGGTTATCCCGGTCGAACTCCAGATCGGACATGATTTTTTCGTAGATTTCGGTGCTCATGGTGTTAATTGCCTGCTTACTAATTTGTATCAATTTTACCATGAAGCGTTCAGGCGCAGAAATTTATGACACAAGAAAAACAAGGTTTACGGGTCGGCAAGTGACAAAAACTGCGGATTAATCTGATAACCTAATGTCAGTACTGCGTAGCCGTAGATGCGCATGTATGGGGGTGTTAATCCGTCACACTTGGCATCGTCAAAGAGTGTTGACTCGTGTTAACACGTTGTCTATTATTAGCGCACTAGGAGGCTGATGAGCAAGAAGCACCCTAATAAAGAAGTACGTGAAGCACTCCGCTATGCAGAAGAAAAAGGCTGGATCGTTGAAGAAGCGACAGGGCATCCATTCTGTACCATTAAATGCGGAATTGCCGAACATGGACGTACTCACGCCATGAGCGTAAACAGCACGCCTAAAGACCCGGAGACGCACGCAAAGCAGATCCGCAGACTGGTCGACCGCTGTAACCCGAAATCAAGAAAGGACTGATTCGGGAGTTTTAGCCAAGGCGGGCAACCGCCTTTTTGACGAGGAGATCCAAATGGAACTCTATAATTTTACACTGACATTATCGGGTGTGCAGATGGAGACTGAAGGTCTTGCAGACGCGCTGTACACCAACGGTTGCGATGACGCGCTCATCTGTTATTACGGCAGCTCAGTGTATGTAGAATTTGACCGAGAAGCCGAATCTTTAGATGAGGCAATTAAATCGGCAATCGATAATATTGAAACAGCAGGTATCGGCGCAGTGGTTGAATCAGTGGATTCAGCACTGGTAGGCTTGAGTGATATTGCTCAACTCTCCGGCTTAACTCGCCAGGCTATCACTCTGCTTAAAGACGGTTTACGTGGCAAAGGTGATTTCCCTTGCCCAATTCAGCGCATCAGCGGTCAGTCTCCACTCTGGGACTGGTCTGACGTCGCTAAATGGTTGAATGATTGCGGTCGTCTCGACAGCAAAGACGCAAAAGCGCGGGAAGAGCTGGTGCGTAACGCGTACACATTGAACAAGTGGAATCTTGCCCTGCGTTTAAGAGCATTTGGCGACATTCAGGAAGTGGAGTCAATCGCGCACTCACTCCTTCGCCCGCATGACCACGAAGAAGAAGTTTACGCATAAAGAACCCGCCAAATGGCGGGTTTTTCTTTATGCTACTTTCCTACCGAATATATTCGACAGAGTTACCCTGGTTTGGCGTTTTAATCTGTACTGCCTCACATCTCCAATCCTGTTCACCTCCTTAAACTCTTTGGCCACCTTAAGTACCAGACGGTCGCGGAACGTTTTGAATGCTTCCAGCTGCGCTTGCGGATCGTCAGCTTCGTATATCTCCAGCAGATAACCGCACGCTTTGGGATCTTGTGTTTTTAGCGCCAAAGCTCTGGCGCATTTACGCAAGCGGCTGGTGTTGTCGACCCCATCCAGTCTGGCGAACGCGAGCGCCAGATCTAACGTGACCGGGCAATCAATAATTTCCCAGAACTGCGATTTCAGCGTGGCTGCCACTGCTTTATCTCGAAACTCATCTGGGATGATCGCCAGCTCTTGTGCAATCTTCTGTGCCTCGTTCATGGTGGTGTTTTTGCTCATTTGTTAATAGTCTCCGCTACCTCTGCCAGAATCGCTTCCAGCTTTTCTCCTTCCTCTGGACGGAAGTACAAAATGTTCGGGTTAAATCCGTAGAAGACGGTTACATCCAGCTCCGGCAGATACTCTTTACGACCAACCAGATCTGACGGTTTGCTCTTGTTATTGAAGAGTGATGTCGCCCGGCTGCCACACGTCAGCACATAAGTCGGACGTACCAGGTTTATCTCTTCACGCATGAAGTCGGTGAACTGGCCGATTTCATCTTTGGTGTAGTCCTTCTCTTTGTCCTTCACTTTTTTACATACGCCGGTGACATACAGATCGCCCATGCGTAAGTCGCCTGCAGTAAGCAGTTTGGCCTTAAAGTCGTCATAGCCGTTCTCCATGAAGTAACCGGTACGCCCATCATTGCCGTTCGCGTTATCCAGAATGACCATGATTTTCGGTTTGATGCCGATGCTTGGGCGGATCAGCTCATCACCTAAGCCCATTTCGGCCGCCATGCGCGTCATAAGCAAATTGACCTCAGCAGAGCGCTTGGGGTTCATTTCAAACGGACGTGAGGCTTTCACTGCGTCGATTACCAGATTGCCCATCAGTTCCGCCTGGTCGCGCAGACGTTCCGGAGCGGTGGCTGGCAAGCTGCCCGGATCGATGGATGCAAACGCCCCAACTTTGTCCAGCGATTCACGTACTCGGCTATTGCACGCACGCTTCTCTACCGCCTCTTTGAACTGCGCCAGTGACTCGAATGCGCCACCGACCTTTTCTCGTGCTCGCATGATGGCCTGGCAACCATTCTCGGAGCATCCTTTGATGGCAGAGAAGGGCGCGTAAAGAACCTGACTGCCATCTTCCTGCGTGCGGATCTCAATGCGGTTCGACGATATGTTCACATCTGGCGGCAGTACGCGAATGCCATAGGTCAGCGCATCCTTCACAAGCCCCTGATGTTTGTCCTCGCCCAGAATGGTGAGCGCAGCAGCAAAAAACTCAGCCGGGTAGTGCGTTTTTAGCCACATGGACTGATAACTGATTAAGGAATAAGCAACAGAGTGTGATTTGTTAAACTGGTACGCACCGTTTTTCTCGAATGCATCCCAGATCTCCTTTGCTTTTGTCTCTGATAAGCCCGAATGTGACACTGTCACCCGAGCGGCGGCCATTGGCAGCTTCACGCCAGCCTCTAACGCTTCTTCGACTGTGCGTAACGCGCCATCCTCGCATTTAAAATGCTCTGCGCGGTGAATCCGTTGCGTTGAGCCATCCTCCAGCTCGACGTCAATCCAGCCAGCTTGAGCCTGAACGACAAACTTCTCGCCCATGCTCTTCATCTTCTCCATATCCTTCTTACCGATCGCTTTACGAACACCATCTGCCTCGGCCATCGTGAAGCCAGCAAGGAGCCGCGTCGCGTTCATGGTCTGTTCCTGATAGAGAATTACCCCGTTGGTCTCCGCGGTCAGCTCATCGAGAACCGGATGCAGTGACTGCGGTGGCATGAAGCCTTTGGCCACAGAAACGTAGTCATCCAACATGCCTGACTGGATGGGGCCGGGGCGGAAGAGTGCGGTGGTCGCGACAACCGTTTTAAAGCTCATTGGCTCGATACCGCTACCCAGATCTTTAAGCAGCTTGCGCATTGGGCCAGATTCCAGCTGGAAGACGCCCTGTGTGTAGCCAGCAGCGAAACCGTCCAGAACTTTGCGGTCGTCGAGTGGAATGGCGTCGAGGTTGATATCGTTGCCAGTGCTCTCTTTGATGTAACGCTTTGCGCTATCCAGCAGATCGAGCGTGGCCAGACCGAGTACGTCCAGCTTAATCAACCCCATTGCCTCGCAGTAACGCTTATCGAACGCAATGCAGCGCGCATTACCCCGCAGCTCTACAGGCGTGCGCTCAACCAGTGGTACGCCAGCGACAATCATGCCCGCAGCATGGCGGCCGAAGCCACGCATCAGACTTTGCAGCTTGCACGCCGCCTTAAACGCTTCCGGGTTTTTGTTAGCGTATTTGTCCAGGCTGGCCAGCTGCTCGCGCAGTTCTTCCAGTGACAGGCTATCGTCTTCAAGATTCTTGAACTCTTTGGACACCGCCATATCCGCGGCGTCGACGCCATAAATACGAGCGGTATCGCGCAGCGCGGAAGCCGCGCCCAGATAAGTGAAGTTAGGAATACCGGCAACATAGTCTTCGCCATAGCGCTCATTCAGATACTCGATCACCTCATGGCGACGTGCCTGGCTAAAGTCCAGATCTGCATCCGGAAGGTCGAGACGCTCAGGGTTAATGAAACGCTCAAACAGAAGACCGTGGCGGATTGGGTCAACGTTGGTGATGCCGATACACCAGGCCACCAGAGAGCCAGCAGATGAACCACGACCGGGGCCAACTGGAATACCGGTTTCGCGACTGTGATTCATCAGATCGCGTACCATCAGAAAGTAACCGCAGAAGCCCAGGCGGGTCAGCGTATCCATTTCATACTTAAGACGGTCAACATATACACGGTGCTCAGACGCTGGTGGCGTATAGCCAAACTCTTTGGTGGTGAGACGCTTGCGCAGGCCAGCAACCGCAAGTTTCATCAGTGCAGCAGGTTCGTCTTCGGCCATCTTTGGTAATGCCGGTGGCAGTTCGTGCCAGCGCCAGGTGCAGGCTTCGATGATCGCGTCCTGCGTCGTCGATGCCATCGCCGCCGTCACTGGTACACCCATACGAACGGAGAACGCTTTGAGCGCCTCAAGCAGATGCCGGCGCCCATTGATGGCGTTGTCACGCTGGTGGGGGATACGGAGACGATGCGGCTGGTCGATCTTGATGTTGTTCGTCACCATGTGCGCAATGTCTTTAATGTCTGCATCCTCGACAGCTTCGTAATAAGCGGGATAGAACGCCACTGGCTCGATTTTCAATGCGCTCGCCACTTTCATCGCCCGGACGTTAATCTGGTCGTAGAATGGCGTAGGGTGCGGATAAACCACGCTGTAGAAGTTGTCGCGCCCACCCGCAGAAACCAACGTGCTAATGATCTTCGCGAAGTCGCGGCGCTGGAATACGCTGCCCATGTCGGACGTCAGCAGGATGATGTTGCCTTTGGCATAAACGGTAGCCAGCTGGTCGAGAGCCAGGCGTGGCACGAAGTAAAATTGCTCGCGCTTGTTCGCTAAGGTCATTAGCTCGCAAACATCGCGATAACCTTGCTCATTTTTGATGAGTGCAGTGAAGCTGTAACTACGGTCACGCACCAATGATTCCATACATCTCTTAGACTCTTTCGCCATTCGGGCGCGGTGCTCGTATGTGGGGTCGTCGACAATATTCAGCTTAACACCACAGATCACCGCCATATCGTCACCCGCGGCGCGCTGGAGGGGAATGACACTGGCAATATTCATGCTGTCAGCGGAAATGACAGCGGTATAGCCAGCTTCCTTTGCAATTTTGACCGCCTTTTCTGCTTTTAGCGCTGACTCCCCCAGCGAGAAGTCAGTTCTGACCATCAGAGCCTTCATGTGTTTTTACCTTTCTGGTTTTTTTGATTTTGTCATTGGGGAAGCCTACGAACTTCCCATACAGCGAAATCGCAACCTCTCTGGCTGCCGCATGGCACGCGGGCTTCTCAGGACACATTGAGCAAGCCCGGCCAGTTTCAGACGCTGCGATAAGTGAGCCAAAGCATCCTTTACGCACGATTAACCGAAGATCTTCTGAACCACCTCACGTGAAGCCTGGGCAGACGTGGATGGCAGCTTGTTGATGAACGCCTTCTCGATGCCAGCAGCAAAGTCGCCGCGCATCATTCCGATTTTTGAAGCCAGCAGCAGTTCGCGAGGACCGATAGGCTGACTGATAAGGTGCTGTTCGTACCCTTCGCGAACGAGATTGGCAAACTTCACTATTTTCTCTGCGTACTCGCGAATGATGCCCGCCTGAACCAACATGTTTGCTTCTGCCTCCGGACTCATATATTTCACGTTGGACACGATGCCAAAGCGTGAGAAGTTCGCGGCATTCTGGATGTTCGTGCCTTGATAGAGACCGGTTTCGTCGCCAGATCCGTTGGTGTTACCTGTTCCGATGAAGGCGAAGCGCTTATGTGGCGTAATGCGGCGCCAGTCCGGAGTCGCCTCTTTAACGATGAGCGGCTCTCCTTCCAGTACCGGCTGGTACACGCCAAGAATCTGCGGGAATGCGAAGTCGTATTCGTCAGCCAGGTAAACCCAACCGTTTTTCATGGCCAGCGCCAGCAGCCCAGGCTCAAAGTAGGTGGAGCCGTCGCGCGCGAGGATCTGACCCGTTACATGGCTTTCCTCCATCGAAGCGGTGTGCTGTGCGCGGATAAGCGGGCGATTGAGCAGAGCGCAGAGCTGCGTTGGCAGTGAGGATTTGCCGGTGCCAGCGTGACCCCAGAGATAGCCAGGGATGCCAATCTCCAGCATCATGAAGACGTCTTTAATCAGATCGAAATCGCCATACACATAGTTCTTCTTCACTTCCGGTATGAACTCCGGGTATGGCGTATTGACGTTCACCGTTACCTGCAGGGGTTTGCCTCGTGGCGTTCCCAGTTCTTTCAGCGTTACGCCAAGCAGCTCGTGCGCGGCTACCAGCTCCGTCTTGTACTCAACAGAACCCACATAGCCTGGGTGCGTGCTGATCTCCGCGACTTTGCTATCCCCGGTATGCAGTTCGGCACGCTTCTCTTTGAGTTTGGCCAGCGCGGTGCTGGAAATGGTCGGTTCGTCCGGAAATTCCGTGGTGTACATCTTCACCACCTCATCGACATCCAGGCCTTTCGCTGCTTCCGGAAGGTTTTCGCAGCGCCCCATAGAAATGTGAGATTTGAGATGGTGAAAGGATTTGCCACACCATTTGCAGATGATGGTTTCAGGCAGTTGCTGTTCTTGATTCAGTGCATTAGCGGCCATGTACTTTCCTTACTCGTTGTCGTTAATGGCGTATATCTTATATAAATATATTATGGTGTATAGTAAGTTATTACTTATCTTATCGGGTAAATTTTTACCCGAGAATGATACGAGACAGCTCTTTAACGACCGATGGCCCGATTTGCTCAACGCTGTTCACGAGGGCGTAGTTTTTGTAATAGCGCCTCGGAGCGTCAGTAAGGATGCCTATGGCCATGAGATCAATGTCGCTTAAGGTTTCGATTTCGTTAGTGACAGATCTCAAATGTGGCGCAAACCCATCGCCAGCAGCACATGGCGCGCCATCGCTCATGACCATCATGATTTTCTTGTCCTCCATGCGCCCCGAAAACAGTGATGCCAGCTGCGCGATACTCTCGCCATCAACGTTATTGAGCAGGGGGAACGTCTCGCCCACACAGCCCATACGAGCGCGGATCTCCGGAGAGTTCGCCTTCTCATTCCAGTTCTTGATGATTGGTAGCATCAGCGCTTCAAAACGTGAGAACCCTGCTTTCGACATTGTCGAGTAGTCCGGATTTCCGAACGTGGTGAAGCCGGTGATGATGTTCGGCACGTTAATGCGGTCGAGTGCATCGGCGATGGTGTATGCGCTGGCCAACGCCAGGTGAATCTTTTTGCCGTTCATTGAACCTGATAAGTCGATAACCTGCTGGACGCACGCGTTAACGGCACGATGGTCTTCCTTGCGACGGAATACGCGATCATCGTTCATTGCCAGGCGATAAAGACTGGAGCCATGAATGCGGCCACGACGCTGACCCGGTATAAACTGCACCCGGTTTCTGCTGGCAATCGCGCGCTCCAGGTCTTTGGCGAGAGTTGCAGATACACCGGCCGACAGGTGTCGCTCGATGCACAGCTCAAACAGCTTGCGACCTTCCGGAACCATGCGATAACGATCAATGGGCGAGTACATCGGAATGGCTCCAAAGACTTTTTTGGTGCGCCTGATGTGGTCTTCTGCCTCGTCAATTGGACCGATAAAGTCGTAAGAGCGGTCGTATGGGCGATATTCTTCAAGAGAGGTTCTTTTCAGTTCGCTGCTGATCGTCGAAGAGAGTGCGTCTTCTGTTACTTCCCCTACCTCATCTTCAACCTCGTCCAGTGCCTTGAGCGCATCATCGAGCGTCATATCGTCAGGAGTAGCCACACACCCGGAGTCGTCATCTGGTGTGTCTTCGGCACCTTCCTCCGTCTCGCTTCCTTCACCTGACTCTTCATCGTCTTTGTCTGGCTCGCCATCGCTTCCGCCACCTGTGCCGGAAAGATCATCCTCTAAGGCATCACTTTCGCCGCCGCTATATCCGTCCGATTCGTCTGCATCCTCGCGAATCCCATCGCCCGGCGCCGGCTCATCCTCCTCGCTCTGGTCATGTTCACCATCTGAACCGCCACCATCCTCGTCTGGCGAGTTCTTTGTACCATCAGAGCCTGCTTCCGTAGTATTAATTTCTGTATCACTTATATATTTATCGTGAGTAGGTAAGTCTTTATCTAATGATTCTGGCGCATCAATGTCCCCAGCCTCCTCGTCCTTCGACTCGTTTTTATAGTCGGCCGCGCCCAGTTCTTCTTCTCCATTTTCTGGCTCTTCGTCACCGCTGTCCGGGCTTGCTGGGGTGTCATCTTCACGTCCAGGCTCGTCGTCTTTTTCTTTGCTGCCAAATGCTTTCTTGGCCGAAGACTTTTTCTCCGGAAGCTTTCCTTCCGTCTCTTCTTTCAGGTCTTTCATGAGCAGAGCGATGGCTGCGGCCACTTTTACGCAATCCTCTGTACAGGACATGTTGCGTACCGCTACATCAATGCCATGCTCTTTAAGCAGCGCTACAGGCTTGGCGATGTAATGCCAATGGTCTTCCATAAACTCGACAAAAGGGCTTTGGCCATCCCACGCTCGAACGACGGGGCAAAGAAATAATTTCAGGAACAAATCACGCTGATCACCTTTGCAGACGGCTACTGCTTTGGCCACGTTGGTTTGGAAGTATTTTTCAATGATCAGCTTCTGCGTCGCCAGCAGATTGCGGCGTGTTCCGCCAAACACCTGCCCCATCTTGCGCTCAATAAAAACATCCTCCAGCGCGTTCCACAGGCCTGTCGATGGGGCTTTGCCTTTATTACGCATGTTCATGGCGACTTTGGGATCTGTAAACAGGATATGGGCTACCTCATGGTCAAGGAAACCGCGTACCGCGTTCATGAGCGTCGGAGTGGCGTCGTCAGGAATGGAGGGTATGTTAACGAGTTCTGGCTCCCCACGTTTGTTGTAGCGAACAAACGCTTCATTGCCTCGTTCAGCGACAGGAATGCTTTTGCCAGAGAGCATTGCCACCACTCGTTTAACACAGTCGCGAAAATCCTGTACCTCCTTCAGTACAGTTCTTTTATGGATTTTAGACATGAGTATTCCTTGTTTGTTAAAACAATTTGTTTTCTGATGTTTATAAAATATCACTGTACGAACAGGCGACTAAGCTGTTCGTACAGGCGAGAAGAGGTATTGAGGCTTAAATGGTACGGACAGCGAAGGAGCCGGAGCCGGTGTTAATCAAAGTGAAGTGCATACTGTCGAGTTTAAAGCTGAACGCGGTGGCATCCTTGAGGCTAAAGCCGAGTTGCTTTGTTGGGAGTTCTGTTAGGATTTTTGCAGCACCATCCTCTTCAATCACATAGGCATCCCCGATATCAAGGGTGGTCAATTTAAAAACAATGTTTTTCATTTTGAGACATCCATTGACAATTTTAAGCTCGCAATATTACTACCTATTGTATCAATACGGAATAGTTCTATATCATATGCAACTTAAAATTTTTCGTCTTTAAGCGAGGAGAGATGAGCGCAAAGCACTGTAATGACTGATTAAAAGTACGAAAGTGCCTTGTAAAAAAGATAGATAAGTCTTTACAACCCTAACCTTTGCTGTAATATCGGTAAGCACTTACCAGAGGAAATCAAAACACGCAAGGTCGAAAAACATGGCTACCAACGAAACCGAAGCGAAAGTAAGTCGCTACGCAGCATTCATTGACTCACTAATCGCTACCTCACCGAAAAGCCAGGCAGTAATCGCGAAAGAAATCGGGTACAAAAACCCCAACAACCTTTCGCTCATAAAAAGCGGCAAAATCCCATTGCCGGTTGATAAGGTGCGTCCTTTGGCCGTCGCATTAGATACCGACCCGGTTCGACTGATGTTGATGGTTCTGGAAGAACGCCAACCTGAACTCCTCCAGTTCTTCCGCGAAGAAGGCACTGCTCCGCTAACCGCAGATGAGAAACTCGTATTAGAAGTTTTCCGCAAGCGTTTCGATGGCCAGCAAGGGGCTTCAGAGAAGGTTGTTGAGGCCATCAAGTCTCTATGA